AGCTTCATCTAATGCTAGATTAAATGTTGCAGCCCCATTACCTTTCTCAACATATAAGATACAATTACGTGTTAAATACTTTTGAATCATATCATTAGTATCTGATGATATATTATCTGCTATAACGCTCCAAATAGAATCGTCAAACTCTTTAGAGGCATTTGCTAAACAATTTTCATTGTTGATATAATCAGGTTTTACTTTACTATAACCCACATCTGATATTCTATATATTATTCTCATTTACGTTTTATAATTGTAAAACCATTATTATTTTCAAACCTTTCAACTAACTCCCAAACCTTATCATTTTCTAATAGAAATTCAGTAACGGCATCCCAAACACCTTTTCCTTGAGTTGTATTATCTTCCCAATTATGGTCTGATGTAAGGGGTTCGTTTGTATGAGCATAAGTAGTTGTATCATGAAAACAAATGTATTTTTTAACTTTATTTGAATGAATTGATAATTCTAATTTTAATTGGTCATAACAATGCCAAGTATCTATAAATAATAGATCGGTAGACTCAATTTCAATTTTGGTTACATCTGCTTCGGTAAATGAAAATTTAATATCATATGCTTTCGCTGTATCTATAACTGATTGTAAATCACCTCTCCATTTTGAGGGGTCATATAAATCATAAGAAAATAACCCATCCTTAGGATTACAAGCTAACCAAGCCCAAGTAGAACATATACCTCTTACTCCCATTTCGGTTATATGGTCGCATTCACTACCATACTTGATTATAGCGGGAAAATGTTCATTAATATCAGAATTTGTATTGTGTAGTTCATTAACCTTTTTTTCTAAATCGTATACCATAGCGAAATTTTTATTTTATAATGTATCGTAATATTTGTTTTGTTTTTCTTGACGTTTAATATCTTTAGGGTGATATAAAGCTAATTCTTCTTGAGTAGGTAAGGCCGCATATGATTTATGACCCTCTAATACTTCATGAACTTTGTTTTTCCATTTAATCTCTGGTTTGTTCTTCCAAATTCTCCATTGATAATCAGGCCAATTAACCCATCCCTTATCATTTACATTCCACCTCCACATTTGAATGTGTTTATCAGTTAAACCTTCTACAGTATTCACTCTAGGAACTAAATATACCTCATTATCTGGGTTTGATTCTAGTATAATGGGAAGATTTTCAATTAATGAAAGGTTTGGTAACTCATCAGCATCAATCTGGAATATGTAGTCACCTTTACATGCCAGGGTTAGCCTATTTTTCCAATCCGCAAAATGTCTATTGAAATTATCTTCAATTAAAGTAATATAATCTTCTGAGCTTAGTTCATGAAGATATCTTAGTAATTCAGATGTTGGTTTATTTTTAGATAAATCAACTAGTACTACGATTTCATCTTGTCTTCTTTTATTATTTAACAATAATGAGAGGAGTCTCTGTATTTCAAGAAACTCATCACATACTGTTATTGCATAACTTATTTTCATATAATTTAACTTGGTAATGCCCCAATATACGAAAGAGCATCTATATAGTCACGCTCTTTAAAATATTTTACTGTAGACATATCTGGTTTGTATGATGATATTGAACCATCTTTATTAGTAACTTCTTCGTCTAATTCTTTTGCTTTTACTGCTGCCCATTTCCATTCTTCTATATTAGCACCTGAAGCATATACCATCCCTAATTCAGGGACATTTATGTTGTTGGGTAACCATATTAATTCAGTATCAACATCTAGCCAAGCTAAATCTTTATATAGTTCAGGAAGTAGAACCATCTGTTCGTTGTAGAAATCAGTTCCAGCTTTCATTAGTGTATTTGTCATGAAACCACATGATAAACTCATATATTGCGTTATATCTTTGCTTACTTCAATCTTATAACATAAATCGCCGCCTGATTTAGGACATTGTATTATTTCATCGTGTTGTGCCATATTTATAGTTTTGGTGTTTTTAATTTTGGTAATACTAATTGTACTTTTGAGGGGATAAAAGGTATATTCTTTTCCAATACCTCTCCAAGTAATTCTTTCATAGCACCAAATGAAAAATTAGTTTTAATATGATGCCCATGTTTTTTCGCACCTACTGTGTATTTTTTATAATTAGAATAAACATCTTTAAGTGCCTTAATTGAGGCAATATCATTAACTTTAAACCATTGTGTTTCTTTTAATAACCATTGGTTAGCAGCACTTTCATGAACCGGTTCTAAATCACCAGGTAATAAAATACAATTACCCTGTGTTAAAAAATCAACATGACCTGACCAACCTGATGCTATAATGGGTTTCTTACTTAAACCAAATTCAGCTAAAGGTCTACCATAACCTTCACCTTTGGTAAAACTAACCATGGATTTTACTTTTGGATGGTTATATAAATCATTTATTTGTTCATCAGATAAGTTACCATTAAAAATGTAAACATTAGGTAATTTAGTACCTTTAGGGTATGATTTTTTTATAACTTTAATTTTTTGAAGTAGTTCTTCTCTACTTAAATAGCTATTTCTTCCAATACATGATTTTAATATTAAAGCAGGTTGTGATTTTTGACCCTTAAATGCTTCAAAGAAATTTTTTACTAATACACCAATATTCTTTCTGTCATGACCAAAGCTTCCACCTAACCAATGTCCTACAAATAAATAACAAAAGGATTCTTTAATTTTATCTAAATTTATATTTACCTCTTTTGGTTCCTTATAAAAATAAGTATCTAAATCAACCCCTTCAAAAATTACTTCGATTGGTTTTTCTAATTTAATTATATTAACAACTTGGTTTGTTTGTTTATCCTTCTGCTCAAATTTAATATCTTTAAATACTTTTTTACTATGTTCTGAGGAGACTAGGTTAAGGTCCATTCTATTTAGACCTTCAATCCAAGGTGAGGCACAACCCGTACTTTCAATCCCCGCGGTACAACCAATATTGTAATTACCTATAGCTTGAAATTCGCTTGGGATTGTAATTTGCATCCAAATATCTGGTTTAGATGTGAGGTTTTGGATACATAGGGGTTGTAAAAATTTCCATTTATCATGACTATCTAAAAACCCTGATGGAGTATCACCCCACCTTTGGGGCATAACTTTAACATCATATTTATCTAATTCTATTATAGATTTAACTATATCTCTTGCTCTAGCACCATAACCACTATATGTATCTATTGGAGCGCTAATTATAAAACTTGGTTTATTCATTAATATGTAATTTTGTGGTTTAAAAATCTTCCTTTATATTCTGTCGCATTTACTATTTCAAAATCCTCTCTTGGTTCCCAAACTGAGAATAACTCCTCAAATGCTTCCATTACTCTTTGTGCTTGATGTTCAGCGGTAAAACCTGCTTCATCGCTTAAAGCCCATTCTCTACCTTTTAACCCTTTAGCTTTACGCTCTTCATCTGTTAATTCGTAAATTTCTTTTATTCTATCACAGACATCTTCCCATGAACATCTATCATCAAAAATATAGGGTGTTTGTGGCGAACCTTGAACTGATCTTGATGTTGGGTAAACTGGGAACATCCATTCACCATGTTCTTTGTAAGTACCTCTATGATTTGAAGGTACATCAGCACTTGGTGTAAACCATTTACCATTTTCATCTACAAATCTCATTTGGTCTTGCATTCCACCTGTTACATTAGCAATTACAGGAGTACCTGTTAGCATTGCTTCAGTAACTGTTAAACCCCACCCTTCATTAGATGTAATTAAAATTTGAAGGTCTGCTATGTTATATAACCAATTTAACTGTGTCCTTGATAATTTTTGATGAGAAAACACTATATTTTTTTCATATTTTTCTCCAAAAAGATATTCAGCTACAGCACCTAAATCTGTACCATGATCTGTAACTAATTCCGTATGTAAAACAAATCTACATTTGTCCGCCTTTTCTTTTGGTAGAGAATCTAGAAATGATCTAAAAGCCAACATTGCATCTGGTATTTGTTTTCTACGAATGTTTCTAGAGTTAAAGAACATTACGTAGTCTATATTTTCACCTACAAGATTAGTCCTAAACTGTTGTAGAGGTTCATATTCATTATGGTCTTTACCTATTGGGTAAAATTCTTTATGATTTAAACCATGAGGAACATATTTAAATACTCTCTTGCTATTATCACAGTCTGCTAATACTAATTTATTAATATTAACTGTTTGTTTTGAAATACCCATTAACAAATCACAAGCTTCATAGTAGGGTTTATTATACATTGGGGCAGGATAATCATCCCAAATATTTAAATATACTAAAGGACATTGTTTTCTGATAGTATCTTCCATATTAAAAATATGTTTAAAATACCTAGGGTCTGTAATTAGCATTACAGCATCTGGTTTTTCAGTATTTAAAATTTGCTGTAATTCAGCTGACTGAGCATATCCATCTACGCAATATAGTTTTACAGAAGAATCTTCTATTTTTGCTTCTACATTTGTAGCAGACGATATATCTAATACTTTACCTTTTTCAGGATGTTGTATAGCTCCTGCTACATTTACCCAATTAAAGTGGTGTGCTGTGTGTATTACAATTTCCTTTGCAACTGTTGCTACACCGGAATGTACTCTAATATCATCACATACTAACATTATCTTTTTCCTCTGTTCTTTAGGGATATGTTTAAAACTTTTATTCATTTACTTAAAATTTATAGTTCAATATTTGTTTGGTTTGAAATTTGTTTTCTAAAATCTTCATCTGTAAGATACAAAAATAGAGCACGATCCGCAAGTTTTTGGAAACTAAATTTCCTCCTTACACATTCTATTTTAAAATTTTCAAATAATTCACTTTTTACTTTAACACTAGTTAGTGTCATTTTTTTAGCATCTGCCATAGTTTTTGTTTTTAATAACGTTTATTTATAAGTATACGTATATATTATTTTAGTATATAATACCTTCACCACAATGTTCTTTATCCTCTTTATAGGGACAGAAATTACAATTCCATTTTGAAGCTTGTTTTGGGTAATCTTTTTCTTTTATTTTCCCACTAGAGTTAAAACACTCACTAATAAAATCATTAATGGCGGTTTTTGCTCTACCTAATTTAATTTTACCACTAGGTGGTGTAAATTGTTGTACTCTATAAGCTTGATATGGTGACATAAGCTTTTCATCATCAGGATCTAATACTTTTCTTTTAAGAATAAAAAATTCAATTTCAATCTTATCTAAAGGTATTCCATACTGTTCTGAAAAATATTGTTTATAGAGTAATAGTTGGAATTGTTTATTTTCATCTTTTTTAGCGTAATCATTCCATCCACTAGTACTGGTTTTTATGTCGATTATCTTAAATGTCTCAGTTGCTTCGTGATATGTTACAACATCAAGATACCCCATGTATAACACATTATTTAACATTTTATTTGGTGCTACTACAATAGGTATTTCACAACCTACTAAATATGTACCCTTTTTACTAAAATACCTACTACGTTTTTTCTTAAACCA